GACGATTGAGTTGCGCGACCTGCTCGGCAGCTGTTTGGCGCAGCGCCTCATCTTCCGAGATGCTGCCCGCGTTGCGCTGTGCTTCGATTTGCGCCAGCGCGCGCTGGCTGATCAAACCTTCCAATTCGCCGCGCTTGCGGAGCGCCGTGATGCTGCGATCGATGCCGTCGACGTATACATCGTTGTACTTACGGCGCACGACCGACAAACGCTCTTGGATTTCCGCGTCGCCCAAACCATTCTCGCGCCCGGCAGTCTCAGCGGCCGACAGATCGCGGGCCAGCAGCTGCTGGCGCGTCAGGAGGACATTCTTCTCGTCCAGCCATTTGATACGAAGCTCATCGGCTCGCACTGTCGCGGCCTCGGCCGCCGCTGCGTCCTTCGCAGCCTTGCTCTTGTCGCGGATCGCGTCAATTTCGCGCTGATTCAGCTGCAGCGCGGACTGGGCACCCGCCAAGTCTCGATCCTTCGAAGGATCGTACTTATCGCCGTCGCGACGTTTTCCCGCCTCTTGGAGACGATTGACGCGCGCCTGCGTTGCTTCACGCTGAGCCAGCAACGCATTAATCCGCTCTTGCGGCCCAACTTCCCGGCCACCGGCGAAGTCAATGGCCGCATCGATAGCACCCGAGATGCCTTTTTTGATGCGCAGCCAGCCGCGCTCCCAATCGGTAAGGCTGTCGAGGACCTTCTGACGCTGACCCGTAATTCCGTCCGCGTACGCGCGCTGCGAAATGCTAGCTGCCTCGATTGTCCGGCCCTGCTCTTGGGCTGCCTTGACCTGTTCGTAAGTGGCTGCGGTGATGAAATGGTACTTTTCGTTGATGGACTGCAGCGCGCTGAGCGGTGATTTGCCCAAGTCTGCGAATTCCTTGGCGGTATCTTCAATACTTTTCTTGAGCACATGCTGAGCGTCAACCGCGACGGTGCCGAAACGCTCAAGGTCGCCAACAGCGATTGAGCCGGTGCTGGCGAGCAGGGTCAACGCGGCGGCGGCATCGCGTTGCGAGCCGCTGACCGCGCCGATATTGTTCGCCATATCCGCCATCTGCAGCGAAGTCGTTCCGGTGATATTGCCCGTCAAGGCGAGCGCGCGCGAGTAGCGGATGCTTTCCTCGTGGCCAGCCTTCAGTGCCGCCGCGCCAAGCGCAAGGGTTGCGATCGCGACGGTGTAAGGATTGATCAGGCCGAGGACTGCGCCGCCGAGCGCTTTTGCTGCCCCGCCCACGCTGCCAAACATGTCACGTAACTGGCCACCCTGCTGCAAGAGCACGGTGAGCGGCGCTTGGCCGCCTTGCAGGCTGACAATGATGTCAGTCATCTGCGCTGGAACGTTGCGCAGAGCAGCGTTCATCGCAGCCGCAGACATGCCTCCATTCTGAAGACCCTGTTCCGAAGCTCGGAGCTGGTCGATGAATGGCTTGGCACGTGTCGTAACACCCAACTGTGCCGCCTGCATCTCGATCAGCTCGAGGCGAGTTTTGCCAATCGCGGCCGCCTGTTGCTCAAGACTTTTTACGAACGAGTCTTGACCAGTGCGAGCTTGTGCGGCCTCTCGCTGTGCCTGCGCGAACATGCGCTCACCGTAAGTGGCCTGCTCTTGAGCAAGGCGCAGGTCACGTAGCTTGGCAATCAGCGGATCAGCGGCACTCGCAGCGCCAGTTTGCGCGGCGCGGTAGCGGAGCACCTCATCGGTGGAGAGACCGAACAGCGCGATCTGCTCGCGCAATCCCTGAAGAAATGTTGTCTTGGATGCTTCGGTCTGGGCAGCCTCACGCTGAGCGGTAGCAGCGGCGCGTGCGGCGGTCGTCACCTGCTCTTGCGCTGCACGCATGTTTTGCAGTTGAAGGATCAGCTGGGCCGATTCCTGCGTCGCGCCAGCTTGGGCGGCGCGGTACCGCAAGACCTCGTCAGCCGATTTGCCGAACAACGTCACTTGCTCACGCAGGCCAGCCAGGAACGAATCCTTGTTTGCTTTGAGCTGCGCGACCTCCCGCTGTGCTGCTGCAGCCGCTCGAGCGGCAACCTCAACTTGCTCTTGAGCGGCGCGCATGTTTTGCAGTTGAAGAATCAGCTGGGCAGATTCCTGCGCTGCGCCGGCCTGAGCCGCGCGAAAGCGCAGGACCTCATCAGCCGATTTTCCGAACAGGGTGACCTGCTCGCGCAGGGACGCCAAAAACGATTCTTTATTGGCCTGGGTTTGCGCAGCATCACGCTGCGCCGCCGCAGTCGCGCGCGCTGCCGCCTCGACCTGCTCCTGCGCCAAGCGCATGCTGTGCAACTGCGCGATCAGCTGGCCAGCCTCCTGCGAGGCGCCAGCCTGAGCCGCGCGATAGCGGAGCACTTCATCTGCCGATTTCCCGAACAGTGCCACCTGCTCGCGCAAGCCCGACAAGAACGATTCCTTGTTTGCCTGGGCTTGCGCCGCCTCACGCTCTGCGGTGGCCTGGGCGCGCGTGGCCGACGCAACCTGGTCGTGGGCCGCACGCATGTTGTTCAATTGCAAAATCAGCATTGCCGACTCTTGCGACGCGCCGGCCTGGGCAGCGCGGTAACGCAGCACCTCATCTGCCGATTTGCCGAACAGGGCAATCTGCTCCCGCAACCCGGCCAAGAACGAATCTTTGTTGGTTTGCGCCTGCGCCAGGTCACGCGCGGCGATGGCGTGAGCGCGCGTCGATTCGGTTGCCTTCGCCTGGGCCGCCTCGACGGCGCGAAGCTGGTTCAGGTACGGCGTCAATGCCGCTGGATCGACGTTCTTTTGGCGTGCGCTCGCCTCGTAGTAGGCCGCCGTGGTGCGCCCACCGGCCTCCATGGCCATGGTCGTGCGCTGAATCGAGGCGATGATGTTGCGTTGTGCCGATTCAACAGCACGTGCAGCGCCTGCCGCACGTTCACCCGATTGGGTGATCGCCGCGCCAGCGCGTTGCGCTGCATCGATTGCCGGACGCAGGCCCGCCTCGACGCCGGAGGCATCAGCTACCACCCGAATTGTTGCGTTGTTCACGATATCGGTCATGGCAGCCCTGAAATAGTGAAGCCCTGACGCATGAGCGAACAGGGCTTCGTTGGTACTTCTTAGTCGTCTCGGTCGTTCATGGCGCCGAGCGCAGCAAACTCCATCGCCTGGATATCCGACTCAAGGTCGTCATACGCGTCTGGAGTTAGATCCATCCGATCCATCTTCCGGTGAAGAGGACCGTAGTCGAGGCCGATGATGCCCATCCCGCCGGCGCGCCACTGCGTGCGCATGAACGAGAATAGTGCGTAAGTTGGCCAGTTCTCCGGCCACACCTCCACTTGCTCGTCTGGATAGTCGTCGACCGTGAAGCCGCCCGCCTCCATCTCGGCCAGGTCCTTTTTGCTCAGGCCTGGCTCGAACATGGCAGTGGCGATCGCCTTTAGTTTCCCAGGCGGCCTTCGTTGATCGCCGAGCGGTAGTCGTCCTTGATCGCTTCGGCCATGGCTGGCAGCGTATCGACCAGTTCGGCCACGCCTTCCTTGTCGAAGTCAGCGTCGAGGTTCCAGCCCTTGACGATTTTCAGGATGTACTCGCCAGAGATGGCCGATTGGCGTTTCACGATCTCGGTCTGCGTGGTCGTGAATTCAGGGATCGGCTCGCCCGATTCCTTCGACTTTTCGACAGCGGCCTTGAAGCGCTCGATCTCGACGTTCGCTTCGTCTTTCAGCTTTGCCTGCATCGTATCGATCAGCTCAGCCAGCTCCGTGCGGCTGCGGTAGACGTAATCGACTTCCATGCAGCCGGTCGAGCCGTCCAGCATGGTGCACTTCACTTCTTTCTTGAATGCCGATGGACGTTTGCCGAGGACGATTTTGGTAGCTTTGGTTGCCATGATTTTTATCTTTCAGAGGTATAACGGGGAAAAAGACCGCGAGGTGCGACCACGCGGCTGAAAAGCTGGCACCGACAATTCGGTGCCGGCTGGCAAAAACGGATTAGTAGCGGACGACCTTGTTCTGCAGCGAGAAGGTGGCCTTCACCGCCATGACGTTGCCCTTGCCCAGGCTTGGCGACTCGTTGAACGAGCAGTAGCCGGCGTAGAGCATCAGGCCGCCGTTGTTTGGCAGCTGCGCGCGCAGGCAGGTCAGCTTCACGCCGTCCGAGACACCCTTGAGCGCAGCATGGTGAGGCGCGCCTTTCTCGTCGGCGATCGTCAGCGCGACGGTGGTCGCAGTGAAGCCGTCCGGCAGCGACACCGGCATGTCGGTGTCGAGCAGCGGCACCTCGACGAACTTGCCGTCGCCGCCAGAAACTTCGGCTGCAGTCACCTGGATGATCGGCACCCAGGTCGTAACCTTGCGCACCGTGCCGGTACCGGCGCCGACCGGGAACAGGCTGGTATCAGTAGTGTCCAGGCCTTCGAGCGTGAACGAGGTGCCGGATGCTGCTTTCAGGCGGAACACACGGCCGTTTGCTGCGCTCCAGCCGCCGGAATATTCGACGAAGTCGCCCAGGGCGAAGGTATTCGTCGCGGTGCACACGGCTTCGGTTGCGTTCGTGGCAGCGGTGATGCTGACCGACGCAGCAAATGCGGTCGCCACAGCAAACGCGATGTTATTTGGCAGTTTCATGAGGGCCTTTCAGGGGTAGAGCCCGGTAGCCGGGCATGAAAAAAGCCGCCCGGTTTGCACGGAGCGGCCTAGAGGGGAAAACTTGCATGGTCAGCAGAACAAGTAGAAGTCCTGCAGGGTTCCGCGGTAATTGGTGTGTTCGTCGTACGTAGCGGCGCGGCCGTTTATGACTTCAGTCTGCAGATCGGTGGCGGAGCGGAGCGAATCCTCGACCTGCTTGCCGAGCTCAGAAACTGCCACGCGGCCGTCTCGCTCGCTTGCCCATACATTCACCTGCATCCGAACCTTCTGCTTCGCGGGTGTCTCGCCGGTGAGGAAGTTGATGGGCACGCCGCCGACTGCCTGGTACGTGATGTATGGGGTTTCGCTGTCTTGCGGGGCGATATCGGGAAACACCCGCCCGCCAGCGAGGTGCGCGAGCGCTTCATAGACGAGGTCTTCGGCAGTAATCATCGGGCGGAGTTCCTTGCGAGCTGCTCAGCTAAGGTGTTGGTCATTAAATCGATCGCGCCAACGTGTTGGGAGTCAAACGCGGGCCGCATGAATGGATAAGCCGGCACCCGGGAATTGCCGTATTCGAGATCGGCCGCGCTTCGGTGAGCAGCCCATCCGATCGTGCGCCCAGTCTTCTTGCT